TCAAAAATTGCTTGAGGACAAGGTGCTTCGCCCAATCAAAAACATCGTTATCGCTGATGGAATTGCTAGGGGGCTAATTAAGAATAATGTTGGAACCAAGACAACCAAGGGCGTTTTTAATTTTGGCGCAAGCGTCTCTATTGATTTGGGTCGGGAATCTGCCTCGGCAATAGCAGAGTTTAAGAGTGGCCTAAGAACGGCGGCTGATATTTATAGTGAGCGTGGCCTAGATTTTGAATCGTCTATTCAGCAGAGGGCAAGGGAAACTAAGATGATTACTGACCTTGCCGAAAAATACAACATACCAGCAACCGCAATCTCCGACATCTTGGCAACCGCCACTTTTGCACAGGCTCAAGCCGGGGGAGCGATGGCTCCACAAGCAGAGCCTAACATTACTCAAGGCAATCAAGAGCCTCCAGAAGAATCAAGCGATAATGGCGAGGACGGCGGGATTGATGTTCCCCCAATCAAACCCCAAGACACCGAAAGCGGAGAATCTGGCGGGGATGGTGATATTGATGTTGGTGAAGAGCGTGAGCCTACTGAAACCACGCCAGTTGAAGATTTGCCTACAGGAATCACAAAAGACAGAAAACTCGCTCCTAAAGTTCCAAGCATTTTAAGTTCTTTAGATAAAAAAAGCGTTGAGTTATTGGTTAAAGGAATGCTGAATGCTTGTGAGCTTGGCAACTATTCAGACATTGATTTTACCCCACCGCAAGGCGTAAAGGAAGCGGCCAAGAGGGGGTTAGAAGTAAGGGCAAGCAAGCCAGCTAGTCAGCGTGGAGGAACGCCAGTTGGAATCGCTAGGGCTAGGGATTTGTCCGGGGGCAAGGCGATTTCACCCGATACGGCAAGACGCATGAAGGCGTTTTTTGATAGGCATGAAGTGGACAAGGAAGGATCGACTTGGAAGGAACAAGGCAAAGGCTGGCAAGCATGGCAACTCTGGGGCGGGGACGCTGGTTATGCTTGGGCAAAGAAGCTGGTTAAGCAAATGAACAGCCGAGACGAACAGCTTGAGGAACCATCGGCTTGCCCCATCGCCACACAAGACATTAAGACCAATCTTGAAAACAGGCAGAATGCCGTGGACGATGCGAATTATGGGCCAGCCAATCCTAACGAGCCAAACGAGGATTATTGGAAAGCAAAAGCCAACGAGTTTCAAGGCGATGTAGCCACGGCCAAGAAGATGCTTTGTGGTAATTGTGCCGCCTTTAACCAAACCAAGAAGCTACTTGGTTGCATAAGCAAGGGGATCGGAGAGGATGCTGGAGAGGTGGAAATGGGCGGGAATCTTGGCTACTGCGAGATTTTTGATTTCAAATGTGCGGCCAAACGAACTTGTGATGCGTGGATTGTGGGTGGGCCGATTACAGACAAGAAAATTGACACCAAGGAATAGCTCATGGAAAACGCCAACGGCGAGACAATCCTAACCAATCTGCTGACCTATCAGAATCAGCTACGCATATTTCATTGGCAGACAAAATCTTATAGCCAGCACAAGTCCTTTGGGAATGCCTATGAGATGCTCGATGATAAAATCGACAATTTCCTAGAGACATTTTTCGGGAAGTATGGGCGAATCGTGTCGGCCTCTGTATTTGGGATTGAACTGGATAACTATTCGCCAGAATCTTTTGGTGAATATAACGATGAGTTCATCGCTTTCCTGTCGGACGAACTCCCCGGCTATCTTTCCGAGGGAGACACCGATCTGCTCAATATACGAGATGACATTCTTGGAGCAGTAAATCGCCTCAAGTATCTTTTAACCTTAGCCTAATTTTATGCCCCTACCTAACCCAGAAAAGAAAGATAAGATCAAAGATTTCGTTGGCCGCTTCATGGGCAACGAGACAGCCGTAAAGGATTATCCCGATGTAAAACAGAGGGCGGCTATTGCCTACCAGACCTATCGGGACTGGAAAAAGAAGCAGAGGCGAAACAAATCCCTAGAGGATGCGAGCCTTATCCCTGCCGTCTATATTTTAAGTCAAGGCGAAGCTAAAGGACACGATCTTTGGATCGACAAGACCAGCATCGAACAGGCTTTTGAATTAATGAAGAAAGCGCCGAACGGCGTGAAGGTTAAGATGAACCACGGCTCCGGGCTGGATGCAGTTGTAGGATTTGCTCGCAATCCCCGCATCGAGGGAGACAAACTCAAGGCCGATCTGCACCTCCTCAAAAGCTCTCCTCACTACGGCCTTATTAAAGAGATGGCAGACGAAGCCCCCGATCAGTTTGGGGTTTCCTTGGCCTTTATGAACGAATCGGAGACCATCGGAGGCAAGGACTACATTCGCCCCCAGAGCATCGCATCTGCTGATTTGGTTAGCTCCCCGGCATCCAACGAAAGATTTAAGGACTTTGCAACCACAGAAGGCGAGATGCTTGTCTTTGCGGTTGGCACAAAATTAAGGTGCTGGGAAGGCTACAAGCCAGCCAAGGGTGTCGAGGCTTATGCCCCCGGTTCGTGCGTGAAGGCCGAGGTTAAAGAAGATTTGGGCTATAATGCGGGAGGCCAGAGCGTCCCCGCAGACATTAAAGAAGCAGTTGTCGAGAGCGACCCAATACTTGACAATGGAGGAAAATCTAACATGGACGAATATAAAACTCAGATGGAAGGCTTGATGAAGCGTCTGGAAGCTCTCGAAGCCATTGTAACCCCTAAGAACGAAACCAAAAAAGAAGAAGCTCCTGTTGCTCCCGAAGCTCCCGCTGAGGACAAGAAGGAAGAGAACATGAGCGAGCTTGTGAAAAAAGCTCTTGTCGAGTTTGGCATCAAGCCTCTCCCCGCCAGCCCTGTGGTTGAGGAAAAGGTCGAAGCCAAAGTCGAACCTAAAACTTTTGAAGCCCTTGTGTCGGCTCATCCCGACTATGCGACTTCGAAGCTCTCGGCCATGAAAGCCGTGATGCTCTCCAACCCCAACGAATATGCCGAGGCGTTGAGCCGGGGCATCAGCAAAATCTAATAACAAAGGATAATTAAATCATGAGTTCACAAATTGACGGAAATTTCCGCACCTTCACCTTCGCCTCGGCTATCTCGGCGTTCCGCTTGGTTCAGCCCGACACCACGGCTGGACAGGCTGTTGTTGCCGTTACTGGTGCTAATAAATCCATCGGCGTAGTGCAACAGGATGTTGCCGCTGGTGACGCTGGCACGGTTAAATTGTTCCACCCCACCTTCTTCGCCACGGTTTCTGGAACCTGCGCTGTTGGTGATGTGTTGAAATTCGACAACGGCGGTCAAGTGACCACGCTGGCGGCCAACATTGGCACGGCTGGCATCGCTCTAGAGGCGGCCACGGCAACTTCGGCGGTTATCGAGATCGCTGTTCCGTTGTTCTGATCAACTGAAAAACTAACCAAGAAAGAATAAAATACCATGTCATTTATCTCTGGCGGAACAACGATCCGGGCGGACATCAACCAAGCGTTGATCGAAGGCCCAAGCGATGTCGGGTTGATCGGGGCAGAAGTTCTCCCCCTGCTCAATGTCCCGGCGAAATCTGGAATCTACCTCAAAGCTACCCTCGCTGGTGCTGATCTGCGGAATGCAGATGCCCTCAAGCGGGATATTGCTTCGGAATATGCCTCGATTGCTCGCTCCTATACCTCGGCCACCTATACCACTCAGGAATATGGATTGATCGAATATTTGGACGATAGCTTTAAGGCCGATCTTAACCGCTTCTTCTCTATCGAAAGCTCTTCGGCGAAGTTCTTGCTCCGCCAGTTGAAGCTCTCGCACGAGAAGCGGGTTAGCGATCTCCTCTGGGCTTCCTCGACTCCGTTCACCACGGCTGATGCCAGCCCTGCGGTGAACTACACCGAAGCCCTCTTGACCACCATCAATGCCCCTGCTGATGTTGCGGCCGCCAAATTGTCCCTTGCAAAATTGGGATATCAAGCGAACGCCGTCATCATGAGTGCAAATGTGTTCGAGCGTATCCGCCGTTCCACCCTTCTCCAAAATATGTTCTTCGGAGTTATCTCCGATGTTGGCCCTCGCTTGCTTGATGAAGCGCAAGTGGCCGCTGGTCTGGGTGTTGAGAAGGTTCTGATCGGTCGGGCGGCTCGCAATACCGCCAACAAGAATCTTGCCTACTCTGGCTCGTTCATCGTGCCCGATACCAAGATCATCGTTGCTAATATCCAAGGCGGTGAGTTCACCGCTGGCGGAGTTGGTCGCACCCTCGTATGGGCTGATGACGCTCCGGGTGGTTTCATCTCCGAAACCTACCGTGATGACGCTCGCCGTTCCAATGTTCTGCGGGTTCGTATGAACACCGCCGAAGTTGTGATTGATGCGAACGCCGCCGTGCGTATCACCACGAACTATAGCTAATTGTTGGTTCTGGTCTGGTTCCTCTGAAGAAGGGGGAGTGAGTGAATAACTTGCTCCCCCTTTTTCTTTCTATTGACATCTAAAAGTAAGAACAAATCCTAACTGAAATCCTATTGCATGAAGCACGATTTATCCATATATCTAATTGCTGGAAATGAAGAATCATATATTGGTCGGTGTCTGGAAAGTTTCAAGCCAGTTGCAAAGGAGTTTGTTGTCTGCATCGCTAGGGGGTCACTTGATCCAGACAAAACAGAAGAGATTGCATTGGCTCACGGCGCTAGAGTTATCCATTATAAAAATAAAAAGGCTGATTGGCCTTTCGTAGATAACTTTGCAGACGCTAGGAATTTGGCTTTAAATGCCTGTTCCTGTGAGTTTCAGGCATGGGTAGATGCAGATGATGTGATGTCGGAGGATGGCGTTGCCACAATCGAGGCCGCCATAGACGAATTGATTGCAAGAGATGGGCACTTGGTAGCTCTGAAATATTGGGTTGAAAACGCCAATCTTTGCCCACTACGAGAGGAAGTTTCTAGGAAAGGAACTTGCGAATGGAAAAGCCGGGTTCACGAAACATTAGTGGCTTTTGATCAAAGTAAGATGTTTGGCTTAGACAAGATTTGGCGCATTCATAAGCCTCACGGATACAAAAAAGCAAGTGCTGATCGAAATTTTAAGATATTAGAGGATGAATTAAAGGGAATCCCTCATGCCCTATACTATCAGCAACAAGAGTATTTTTTAAGCGGTCAGCACACCAAGTCGATTGAATCTGGGAAAAGGGCTTTAGCCTTTGCCGACTTAGACGAAACCCTAAAATATGATGTTCTTTTAAATCTTGGCCGATGCCATCCAGACGAGGGGGAAAGGCTTAAATACTTAGGAGAAGCTATGACTTGCCAACCAGAAAGGCGGGAAGCCCACTATTACGCCGCCTTGCTATATGCTTCAAAAGGTCAATGGGCAAAAGCATGGGGATCGGCTCGTTCCGCAATCTCACTCCCTCGGCCATCTACTCACTACTGGAATCTTCAAGAGCCTGTTTATCGATGGCAGACCTTAGACATTTATCGGACGGCCTCAATGTGCGTAGGCAACACGGATGAGATCGAGAATGCAAACAAAGCATGGACAAGCCCGCCAAAAATCACCATAGTTCATGCCACTAGGGGCAGGGCGAATGTGGCTTATCAGCGCAGATTTCAATGGCTTTCCCTAGCGCAAGAACCTTTGGCTATCGAATGGCTTTTCATGGTAGATCACGATGATCCAGAAAACTACGCACCTCATGGAGCTATCCGATGTAACCCCGGAGGCATTATTAACGCATGGAACGAAGGGGCAAATAGGGCTAGGGGCGAGGTGATTATTCAAATGAGCGATGATTGGAGCCCACCCCGCCATTGGGATGCCCTAATTTTGAGCGCTATTGGGGATACAAAGGCCGAGAAAGTGCTGGCAGTATCTGATGGGCATAGGCAAGACAAACTGCTTTGTATGGCTATTCTGACGCAATCTAGGCTAAAAAAGCAGGGATATTTGTTTCACCCCAGCTATCAAGAGTCGGATGGCATCTATTCGGACAATGAGTTTACCCAACGAGCCTATGATGATAAGGTTGTGATTGAAGCCAAGAACATCGTTCTCACCCATGAAAACCCTATGTTCACCGGGGCGCAACAAGACGAACATTTTAAGAATCACAACAAACCAGAACATTATGAAAGGGGAAAGGCGATCTATGAAAAGCGCAAAACCTCAAATTGGAATTAAAAAAATCAAATCAAGCGATTCAATAAGCCTTGGAATTTTTAAGATTGGGAAAGCTCGCCCAGCCCCAAAGATGGTTGAAATCGATGTTACCTATGACGATAAGTCAGAAAA